TTCTTGCTCTGGTTAGTAGTATAGTTTTTACAGGGTGTAGTTATGAGGGGTTAGATAGCAATGATACAATTGTTGACCCCAAAGAAGAAAAAACTGAAGACCCAAGTTTTAATGCAACGGATTGGGTATTATATAAATAAACAATGGGAGGTCTATAATGGACTTTGTAGCAGACAATTGGCAATATATCGCAATCGGTGTTATGGTGGTAGACAAAATCGTCGCCATGTCGCCGAGCAAGATGGACGACTTAATTTGGGCGTCTATGAAGAAAGTTTTGATGGGCATGAAGGTAATGAAGAAAAAATAATGCCCTTTTATCAGGAAATAAAGAAGGTTATTGAACGGGAAGGTGGCTATGTAAACGACCCTGATGACCCCGGCGGGGAGACCAAGTACGGTATTTCTAAAAAAGCATATCCAAAGGTTGATATAAAGAATCTTACAATGGATGATGCCGTAGAGATATATAAAGATGAATATTGGTTACCAGCAAAAGTTGAACGATTACCTGATAAATTACAAGGTCAGTATTTTGATATGGTTGTAAACCAAGGTATAACAAAATCTGTTAAAATATTACAACGTGCTTGTAACGGAAAGAATAAAGATAAGATTAAAGTAGATGGTAAAATTGGGCCTAATACAATTAAAGCTGCTACTAAATTAGAGGATGATAGATTAAGAGCCTATAGGATGATGGAATATGCTAGATTGGCAATTACCCGACCAAAGCTAGAAAAGTATTACTACGGTTGGTTTAGGAGGGCTATGCATGCCTAAAAACTTTTACTACCTTAAGAGCTTTGATGGCGGTTTCGTGGATGCGTTTAATCCAAGGGATATACAAGACAACGAACTTAGCGTTGCTCAGAATGTGATACTGGATGAGCGTAAGACCATAAGGACGCTGGGTGGTGATACCTCACATGAGGATATTACCGATAGTCATGTTGGCCATCTTGCCGGTGGAGCTGGTGTATATACTTTTGGCTCAGACCATTTAAAAGGTTCTGCTTCTAATGATTATGGAGAAGATTGGCTTGCTGTTTGCGATGCGAGAACTGGTACAATAGACCTGTTTGATGTAACCAGTGGTTCTTTTACCTCTAGTGTAATAGACTTGGGCGGAACTCAGTCGTTGGCTATTAATAGTGCTTCTAATAATCTCACCCTTGCCAACGGCACTGACACATGTACGGTAACTGCTGCGGGAAGCGCAAGCTTTGACGATACCTTCAAGCCGGGAGACGTTATTCAGATTTCTGGTTTAGGAGGTGGGTTGATTACCAGTAATATGAATGATATGTTTGTTAATGCTGTATCGGATACGGTACTCACATTGAATAAAACATTTCCCGCAGAAGGCACCTCGTCATCTGGTACTATAACATTGACGATGCTGACTCAGGCTGTATACTATTTTGTTGATGAGGCTTTAAGAGTGTCGGACGCTTCGTTTAGCACAAGCAATCAAAATAAATGGTACGGCTATGTTAAAAGAAAGCATTTTGATGGAATAACTCCCGGTGGAAGTGCGGACTCTTATGACAACTGGTTTTCTAATGATAACGACCTTGCTATCCCCACGGTGGGTGTGGTTGGAGCTGGTTATCCAACTGCCGGAGCCGGGTACAATGTGAATTTTTCCTCAGCGGATACCGGGGTGTGGGATGGTTCTGAATATCAGATAGCTATGACTCATATTTATGACGGGAACCAAGAATCGCTTCTTTTTATTCCATCTTCCAGTAATACATTTACACCAACGGCTAATCAGAATCTTACAATCAATCTTCTGGCAACCGCTCCTTTTGATGAAAGGAAAAGCGGTGGACGGATTTACATTAGGAAGAGTGGTACTGACTATCCTTGGTCGCTTCTTGTGGATATTGACCTTACACGTGGAGCCCGCACCAAGATGGACACGGACTATAAGGCTTGGGCGTTAAACTCTGGAGAGCAAGTAAAGGTTCTAGCCCTTGAGCTTGATGGTGAGAACGTAGAGACGTATGAGATTCTAAACGGCTATACACCGGACGAGTTCGCCAATAGTATAGGTGCTACCGGGGAGGGCTATAAAACCGCCGTAGTGGCGAATAGGCGGTGCTTTATAGCGAACATGAAGATAAAGAACAAGGAAGACGGTGGAGCTTCTAAGGTTCAATATCGTGACAGGATTATGTATACGCCTATCGGAAGGTTTGATACCTTTCCAAGCAGTTTCTTTATTGATGTGACGCAGGGAGATTCTGAGGAATGGGTCAAGCTTGAGGAGTTTTCTGACAGGTTACTCGCCTTTAAGCAGAGAAAGTTATACATCATTAATATTTCGTCTCCGACCTCTGGCGGATGGTTCCTTGAGGATGTTAAAGATTTTGCTGGTATCCGGCATCCTGCTGCCATAGTAAAGACAGAGTTTGGTGTGGTGTGGGTGAACGAATACGGGTGTTATATATACGATGGGCGTCAGGTTAAAAATCTGCTTATTAATAAGGTTAAGGAATCTACTTGGGGAAACTTCATTAAACCTACAAGTATCATAGGATACGTTCCCAAACAATTCTATGTCTATGTATTGAAGGATTGCTTTGCCGATGCTGGTGATGTTTATATCTACGATTTTCGTACAGGTTCTTGGGTCACTGGGCTTTCAGCATTTGTTGACGACTACAACAGAACTAATAACGTGATAGATTGGAACAATAATATGTTGACTGTCTATCAGGCAAAGAACGACGCAACTGAATATTGGGAAAATACTGGAGAGCATTGGAACGATATAAGTGCAGATAACTGGGAAGACCTTACTGCTTCCACACCTCCTATTTATGTGAAACAGTGGAGTGATGATGCTGCAACTAAGGCTGCTACCAAGATTGATATAAAGACTAAGGACATTGACTTTGAGGCGCCTGCATATACCAAAAGATTGTACTCGGTTATCTGTACCTATAAGAGCAGTGCTGTTCAGGAAGACCCGATTCTGTATTCAACAGATGGTGGGACTTCGTTCACTGCATTTGATGGAGACTTTTCCAGTACGTCGGATTGGAAGACTTTAAAGGCGACCCTTACACGTCCTGTAAGTTGCCAGAGTGTGAGATTGCAGGTTACAAACCCTACAAATAATGGGACGCTTGAGGTCAATGATATGAGTCTTGAGTTCAGACCAGTTAGAAAGAGGATTGCTACTTCGTAATGGCGATGACCCAAGACGAAAGGCGTATGCGGCATCTAAAGCAGGATGCGATAGCTTTTACAGAGAAGCCGCCGTCGATAAAAGATATGACAGAGGGTGAGATACGGTTCTCGCTCTCCGCAGGAAATAATTTAACTATGTATGTTAGAAAAGGAAATAAGCTATGGTTCTCAGAGTTGGCACAAGTGTCCGAAGGAGACTCATTAAGATGGGGGAGTTTTTGAGATGGGTTTAATTGACCAGTATATTGCAAATATAGCTGCCGCTCAAAGGCAGGAACAGGCTCATGTCACGAGCGGAGCTGGGAGGCATGCTATAAGAGACGAGAGTGCTCTTGACAGATGGATGGATACTATAGGTGGTGAGCAGCTTCACGAGGCTGGCAGGCGAAAGAAGAGAGGAGCCAAGCAACAAACAAGCGGTCTTAAAGGTGCTGCCCTAGGGTATATTCTTCCTATGGTTGCAAAGAAGATTTTTCCACAGTTACAGATGGCTGACTGGGCATGGAAAGCTACACAGGCAGCATTAGCGTATGGGGGCTATAAAATAGGTGCTGGTCAGGTGCCCTATAATTATAGAAAGCCTACTGCACAAGCTCCACAAACTACATTTGGCAAGCCAAAATTTAAAGATATTTTAAGTGACATTGACAGAATTAATATTCAAGGCAAGACAATGGAGGCTTTACATACGGCTGCCGGAGAGGAGATGGCTCAAAAGCTTGGAATGTATTTAATGCCTTGGGGTGACATTGCTGGTGCAACAATACCGGGGTTGAAAGATTTTGCAAGTATGTTTTATGACCCTGCATCTCCCCCATCGTGGGTGGCTGGTGGCGGGGCACGTCCTAATCCATCAGCAGCTGGTGCTGGGCCTCTGGGGTATGGATATGAAATGAGACAAAGTCCTCTAACGGGCAAATATAATCCTGTAAGTAACTGGGGAAGGTAAATTATGCCAGTAGGAGATTATTATACAGACGAGCAACAGGCTGAAGCAAAAGCTTTAGGTCTTGACCTTGGAACT